AAGATGACTGAAAAAGTTAGAGAGCAGAATATGATGCGCACTACTTTCCATTCAAGTGCGGATGAAAAAGAGTTTACTGTAAACACTTATCAGGATGTAGCGCCAGTGCTAGAGGAGAATAAGAAATCCTATAATAACTATGGTGATTTGCTAACTCCAGGCAAGACAGGAGAAGGGGTGCGTGTTGCTTCCATACCGTTAAATGTATGGACGCAGTGGATGAAGGAAACGAATGGGGCTATAGAGAAAGATCATAAACTTATGAAGAAGTATCTAAACGACCCAGACAACAAGTATTTTAGAACTACACCAACGAGGGTTTAACTATGTGGTTATACGCATTTGGCGTCGCAGGACGCGCACAAACCGACACAGCAAACGGATATAGAGTCATAAACCAAAACATATTCTTTTCAGCCCGTAACGTCTAATGGCTATTAGCAACTACAGCGAGCTACAGACCGCTGTAGCAAACTGGCTGGATAGAGATGATCTAACAGACAGGATACCAGAGTTCATAGCTTTGGCAGAAGCAAGGTTCAATCGAGTCTTGCGTCTACGTTCTATGGAGGCTAAGTATACCGCAAACACTGTTGCAAGCCAGAGAAATCTGGCGCTGCCAACAGGCTATATACAGATGCGTAACTTTCAGGTTAATACCAGCCCCCTGACAACCCTGTCTTATGTCACGCCAGAAATCTACGATAGGCTGTGGGGCGGCAGCACTAGCGGAACTCCAAAGTTCTACACTATATTAGCAAACGAGGTTTCGTTTGGTCCCATCCCCGCCAGCGTTCAGGAGGTGGAGATGCTGTTCTACAAGAAGTTTGATAATCTCAGCAGCTCTGTGGCAACGAATTGGTTGATTACTAACGCTCCAGATATTTATCTATATGGTAGTATGCTAGAAGCAGAGCCTTTCATAATGAACGATGAGAGGGTTGAGCTGTGGGCAGCGGCATTAGAAAGGGGGGTTAGTGACCTACAGGAACAAGACAACAAGGACAGACACTCTGGCTCAGCGCTTAGGGTGATGAACACTGGCGGATACATGTAATGACTGCGCCCATCACTTGGGCGGAGGCTACATCTCCGATCCTATGGAGCAATATAGGAATAAACTGGAACACTCCCGCTGAAACAGGGGGTGCTACTTATGGCCTGACTGACGGGTTTTCCTCTTCATCAGATCATACGTTAGGGGAGTCTATAACTTTTGCTATAGACAATACTTTCTCCAACACGGGTATAGCTACATTTGCTCCATCCATTACGTTTGCAAACGAGATGGGGGCGGATATACAGCATGGTATTGTTTTGTTTGCCGCTGCGTCATTCTCGATGGATGTTACGCAGTCAAATACTGGCACATTAACAGCCCGACCGTCTATTACGTTTGCTCTTGATAGCGCATATACATCAGTTGGGAACCTGTCATTTTCTGATTCCATTACGTTCTCTGCAAGTTTAAGTGAGTCAGCTTTAGACTCTTTCTTGTGGAATCCAGAATCAGACCCGACAACAACATGGACAGGCGTGACTGATCCTACAACAACATGGTCTAGTGTATCAGACCCATCAACTATATGGACTAAGGTGGACTATCCAAATTGAATATACAACCAAAAATGCGGGCCGATGGAGGTCTAAAAATGAAACACGATAATGATTACGGTATCGGCCTACGGAATGTATGGGACGTTGTTTGCTACGATTCTGAGGGTCAGGAAAAGTGGCGTGAGGTTAATCGCAACTTAGTGGTTACTGCTGGGCTTAATGATGTGTTAACCCAGTATTTTAAGGGTAGTGCTTACACCGCAGCTTGGTACGTTGGGTTAAAGGGCGCGGGTAGTGTAGCAGCAGGGGACACGATGTCATCTCATTCCGGTTGGAGTGAACTGCCACATACCACCGCTTATTCACAGACGGTTAGGCAGACCCTTACTTTAGGAACTCCGTCATCAGGCTCTGTAGATAATACATCCAACAAGGCGACTTACTCTATCAATGCGACCAACACAGTTGCTGGCGCGTTTCTGGCAAACAACAACGCTTCATCGTCTGCAACCGCTGGTACACTGTATGGTGCTGTTGACTTTGCCTCAGCCAGGTCAGTTGTCTCTGGCGACACTTTGGAAGTGACCGTAACCCTTACAGCAGCGAGCGCATAATGGCTGTCGAATCTGCAAGTTGGGTAACACAATTAGTCGATACCAATCCTGTTGTTAGTGATCCAGTTGGAGAGGGTGATGACCATCTGAGGATGCTGAAGACTGTCCTAAAGAACAGTTTTCCATCTACGTCTACTACTGCCATAGTCCCTAATGTGTCTGGTCAGTCTGGCAAGGTTTTAACTAATGACGGAACTGATACCTCATGGGGTACGGCTGGCGATCCGGCAGGAACAGCGATAGCGATGGCGATTGCATTAGGAGGCTGAAATGGCTAATACGTTTAAGAATCAAGGGGCAGCATTAACCACAGGAGGGGGTGTTGTGTATACCGCTCCGGGCGCAACAACATCTATTATCCACTCTTGTTACATAAGTAACATAGATGGGACATCCTCAGTTAATGTGGATATAAAGGCCAGAGCAACATCAGGAGATACTTACTACCATGTGGCTAAAACTGTGCCTGTACCCGCTGGTTCTACTCTAGTTCTTGATAAGCCTATAGACTTAGAGGCTACAGGTGACATTCACATGACCGCCAGTGCAAACTCTGACGCAGAAGCGGTCTTAGGTATACTTGAAATCACATGAGTTATTTAGGTCAAGTTGAACTAAAGTCCTCTGAGATACGGAGGATAGACGTAACAGGCTCAACGTCTGCTACGCATACCCTTACTTGGACACCCGCAAGCGAGCAATCCCTTATCATAACGATAAACGGGATTAAGCAGCAGAACAACTATTCTATATCCGGCACTACTCTGACTCTGGATGATGCACTGCTCTCTGCTGACGAGATGGAGGTTATTGGAATCCTCGATATAGGGGAGGCTGTTGTTCCGGCGGATGGCTCTGTAACACAGGCAAGTTTTGGATTAGCGGAAGGGGAGTATTTTCACAACCCTAACACTATATCCACTGATATGACCACCACCGTTGCAGCAACTAGGAGCGCGGTAATGTTCGGCCCAATTACTGTTAACGCTGGAATTACATGGACCATTTCTGGAACTTTATCAATACTGTAGGAAACAATTATGAGCGAATTAAAAACTAATAAGGTAAGCCCAGCAACTGGTACTGCTCTGGCTGTAGGGGATTCGGGGGATACTATTACGATCCCTTCTGGTGCAACGCTTACTGTTGCAGGAAGCCTTACTCTTCCGGATGATTCGGTAACTACTGCTAAGATATTAGATAATAATGTAACTCTTGCCAAACTTGATGACGGTACTCAAGGCGACATTCTTTACTATGCTGCATCTGGCGCACCAACAAGACTAGCAAAGGGGTCTGCTTCCCAAACCCTGAAGATGAACTCTGGAGCAACAGCCCCAGAATGGGTTACTGTAACTTCCGGTTTTACTGACTCATGTTCTTTAGGAATGTCATCCGATGGAACGGCGGTAAACAATACTGTGTTAGACCCCGTTCCTTTTGATGTGGAGGTTTTTGACACCAACGGGTCTATGGCTAATCTCGCCAACAACAGAATTGATATTGTAAACGAAGGTTACTACTTATGTGGCGCATCTGTTGAGATGGGTGGGGGTGGAGCGGGTGTTCAGCGCACATCATATCTTTATTGGTATGACTATACTGCCACGACATGGACTAACCCATCTCAGGCTGGTTATGGTTATCTCTATACTGGTGGGTCAGGTGAATGGCATGCAATTGCACTACTGTTCTTGGGGGCAAACGACCAACTGCAAGCAAAGTGTTTTCAAAATAGTGGTGGTAACCTGTCTGTTGAAGCAGACCGCACACGATTATGGGCAATGAGGATAGAGTAATGGCAAGATTAGATTCAAAGATTGAAGCGCATTTAGGAAGAAAAGTTAATTTCTCTCCCGAAAGTGGGGAGATTCTTCTTACTGATGACGGGAGTGGTGTTGCTGTTATTTCAGAATGGAACGCACCGGAACCACAACCAACCGAAGCAGAGCTGTCGGCGGCAGATGGCGCAGCAACTACAGCAGAGGCTAATGTCGGAGTGATCGCTAATCGTCAAAAGGAATATGGTTCTGTTGAGGAGCAGATAGAGTTCATTACTGAAAACGGGTTAACCCCGTGGCAAACAAAAGTTTCTGAGATAAAAGCAAAATATCCTAAGAATTAGATATGGCTAGAACAACCATAAGAACTGAAGACATTACGGCTAGTGAGGTCACCACTGCAAAGATGGCGGTTGATCCGACTAATGCTTCTAACCTATCCAGTGGATCAGTACCTCTCGCACAACTGGGGAATGTTGATACTTCTGGATTAGAAGATGATATTGCATTGCTTGGATTTAAGGTAGCTTCTAACGGATCACTAGCCAAGTACAATTTGGTAGACCAGACTATAGACGACTTTCAAGATGCTTCTGGTGTAAATGCTGGGGCATCGACAAATGAAGTAAGGGACTCATCTGGTAAATACTACAAGGGGGAGACAACCACAACACCAACAACATCTGGTGGAACCCTAACCACTTATACAGACGGCGTTGA